CGCAAGTATGATCCTGACATTTATGAGTTACGTGGCGTATACAACGTAAGTGACAATGATTTTGACTTGAGCCAGTTTGGGTTGTTCCTGACAAACGATACACTGTTTATTACATTCCACATTAACGACATGGTTGAAAAGTTAGGTCGTAAGATTATGCCAGGTGATGTATTTGAGTTGCCGCACTTGCGTGATGATTTATTACTAAACAATGATCGAGAAGCTGTCAATAAGTTTTATGTAGTACAAGACGCTAACCGTGGCAGTGAAGGCTTTAGTCAAACCTGGTATCCGCATATATGGCGTGTTAAGGTCAGTCCACTTACAGATACACAAGAATATGCTGACATCCTTGGTACTGCTGGTGATCCAGATAGCTTAAAGAACAAAATCAGTAGCTATAAGACAGAGATTAACATCAGTGATGCTATTGTAGCTAGTGCAGAGGCCGCTGATCCACTAGGCCTGCCACTTGCTGAACACTTGTTTGGAGTAGCAGATAATACCACGACTGAATATGAACATGGCGAAACTATACAAAGTGGAGATCAGTTTCCACAAGAACCAAACGATGGTGATTACTTTATAAGAACAGACTTTACCCCAAACAGATTGTTTGTTTTCCGTGGCAGTCGTTGGCATAGACTATACGACAATGTGAGCGATGTTACTTGGAGCGACAGAACATTCAATGCTAGCGGATTTATTAATAATAATAACACAACTATTGTGGACAACCAAGAGTTCCCAGAACGTCAGCCACTAAGTCAAGTTATAACCCCAAAGACGGATTTTGAATAATGGCAGATTACTTTTACGATAAACAAATACGCAGATATATACAACAGTTTATTCGCTTGTTCAGTGGATTCAGTGTTCAGATGGGAGTAGGCGAGGATAGGTTTCCTATTTTTCAAAAAGTGCCTGTTCGTTATGGTGATATTAGCCGTATGGCTGCACACATTCAGCGTGAAAACAGTGAAAACATCACTAACACTGTCCCATTTGTAAGTTGCTATGTGACAAGTCTAGACATGAACGCCAGTTATCGCATGGATCAAGATCATGTCGAAAAAGTGCCAGTCCATGAAAAGAAAATAGATGCTGCAACTGGTGAATATTTAAACGAAGTAGGCAGAACCTACACTGTTGAACGTCATATGCCAGTACCATACAAGCTAACAATGAATTGCGATATATGGACAAGTAATACAGATCAAAAATTACAATTACTTGAGCAGATACTAGTACTGTTCAACCCAACACTAAATATTCAGACAACCAGCAATGGACTTGACTGGTCACGTCTTGCATATGTTGAAATGACAAATACTGTTTGGAGTAGTCGTAGCGTTGGCAGTAATATAGATGACATTGTTGATGTTGCTACACTTACATTTGAAATGCCAATTTGGATCAATCCTCCTGCAAAAGTAAAACGACAAAAACTTATTCATACTGTGCTTAATCAATTGTATAGTTTGGATGATGCTGATTTAGATGCATTTAGAAATCAAGAACCATTTGATACATCGTCATTGCAATACACAATTGTTACTTTTGAAGATCGTAAACTTCGCTATATTGACGGAAACGCATACCTGCTAAACAGTGCAGGCGGAACAACTGATGTAGATGGAAACACTCTTGAATGGAAAAATGCACTGATACCGTTTGGTGCATTGCGTGAGGGTATTAGTCAAATACGATTACGCAAATCAAATAATCCAGGCGATACTGAAAATGATATTATAGGTCGCTTGAGTTATCATCCAAGTGATGCAAATGCCTTAATAGTTGATATTGACGTTGACACCCTTCCTGCGAACACACTTCCTGCAATTTCAGGTGTTATTAACCCTGCTAAGAATTTTCCAGGTGATGGGGTTGTTCCAGTAGCAGAGGCAGGGCAAAGCTATCTACTACAAAGCGACATGCCAATAGGTGGCGTTTGGGGAGTAGTGGATGGAAAAGTGAATGACATTATACAATACAACGGCAGCGGTTGGATTATTATTTTCGATGCTTCAAGTATAACAACGCAACACTATGTTTATAACACTGCATCAGGAGATCAACTAGAATGGAATGGAACAGATTGGTTTAATAGCTACGAAGGTATCTACAAAGCTGGATATTGGAGGATATACTTATAATGTCAACATGGATTGATGATGAAGGATTGATTAATATTCGTTATGACGGTCACATGTGTATACATGAGATGTTACACAGAAAGAAGGGCGGGTATGAAGAAAGCCAAACATGGTTGGATAGCGTGTTGCCTACGGTAGACGTTGTATATGTAGAGGTTAGCTTTTTTAATATACACCTGATAGAAGAACATATTAGAATAATGCAATTTGATTATCCAAATATCAAAAAAATTATTGTTAATAAAACATCTGTAAATTATAAAAAACCAGGGTACAATGTTAGCTTTGTTGTTAATCCAAGAAACAATGATATTCAATTAAAGAGAAATGAATTTTTTTCTTTCAATTCGAATAATAACTTACAGATTAATCCAGACACTACCATCGTAATAGATGATAGTTTATACAAAATACATGCAAGAAGTATACCAAATCATCATACTAGATTATTATTGGAAGAAATGAAAACATTGTTTTGGGTTAAGCAAGATGTTGATAGCTATTTGCGTGTTCCAAACACCCAATCGCACGTATATCCATTTTGGTTCCTGCCATTAAATAGATCAAATGGATCAATAACTTGGTCTGACATCGTGTATCTAGTACATAATAATTTATCTCCTGGAGATTTTAATGCAAGCTAGTGGATGCGTGTTCCTAGCGGTTGATACTGGAAGAGTGATGTTACAACAACGCAGTAATGAATCTAGCCATCCGCGTACTTGGGGTTTCTTTGGCGGCAAGGGCGAAGAGTCTGAACGTCCTATACAAACATTATTACGTGAACTAGAAGAAGAAATAGGACTACTTCCTGGAGTAGAAAAGGTTTATCCGCTGAATAAGTTTACCAGTCCTGATAAAAAGTTTACCTATAATACTTTTGTTGTCGCAGTCTACGAAGAATTTGTACCTGTGTTGAATAATGAAAGCGATGGTTTTTGTTGGGTTAAGATTGGAAACTGGCCGCGTCCACTGCACCCTGGCGTAAAGGCACAATTATTCAATAAAGATATTATAAAGAAAATAAAAACCATCCACAACAACTGCGCTGCGGATGGTTCTAATTGGTTAGATAGTTTTAATTAATCGTCTGTTCTAATAGTACGCTGTTTCATGCTTTCAACAAAGCGTTCGCGCAACCATTCAAAGTCGTTAATTTTGTTTAGTGCCGCGACATCGTCCTTGTTTGCGATACCATATTCACGACCTTCATTAGCACCCTTAACACAGTAACGTCCAAAACGTGCGCCGTTATCAACCGTACACCAGATTTCTAGTCGTTCATTGGTTTCACCATCCTTTTGGTTAGGATTGATCTTACTTGCTAACTTAACACATTCGCGGAAGGCACTGCGCCACGTGCGGAATGGGTCTTTGTTAAAACTTGTAATGTTAGCAACATCGCGAACAGGTTGGTAAAATGCTGCGCCAGTACTAAAATCTGGTAGTTCATGACCCATCTCTAATAGTTGTTCACGTGGAAATAGTTTAATGCCGCCATATCCATATTCTAAGCCGTTTACTGGGTTATGTGCAAACCAACTGTACGTTGTATTCTTACGATTTGCCATTGGCGGGATGTAATCAAAGCAGAAATGGTCTAAGATATCAGCATCTGCGTCAATAATCCAAACCATTTCAGTTTCAGAAACACGTGCTGCTTCGCGGTGTGCTTCCGCAATACCCTTAACGTTTTTAACGTGTTTAATATCAGGAAACCGTGTCTTCAGTCTTATATAGTTTGCGTCTGCTTCACTTTCATGATAGCTCAACATAACAATGTCAAAGTCTGCTTCATGATATGTAGCAATAATTTTATTTTTAATTGTGCCGTGTGCTACGCCACCTGTTGGCACTAGCCGCACATCTCCCCAAAGCATTGGACGCTTACTTCTTCTTGTCACTCTTGGGAATTCGTGAATAAAACTTTTACCAATATCACTAGGACGATAATGCCATGGAAAATCGTCTGCCGTTTTAATATTATTATTAACTATCCATACCATATCAGATTTATCTTCATATTCACGGGCGGCTTGCAATAATTGATCTGCTGTACGTATATGATCTGTTACGTGTATTGGATATGACTGAAAAATGTGCTTTTTTAATCTATCCCAAGGTGTGATTACGCTTTGACCTTTGTAGTCAAATAATGCTGATCTCTCTAAATTAATCATATACAATCACCCTCTAATGTGTATGCTCTTGTTCCTATGTGAGCAATTCTATTACTTAAATCTGAATCAATCCAAATATCATATCCAGCAAGATCTGCTTTGTTAGCAAAATACAAATCTTCACCAATCAAACTCGTATAGTCTTGATTCCATTCAACGCCAAAGTAAGGTAGTGACATGCTTTCAAAAACATTGCGTTTTACTAACATGCAACCCATTCCAACGGCTGCTACTTTATTTAACCCTACGTCTGCACTCAGTCTTTCGCCCATGTCATGTTTACTAGTAAATGCTACAGGTATATGTGGCTCTACACGTGTGCTGTAATTACACGCAACAATATCTTTATCATGTGATAACAGTGCTTCCAAGGTAATATTGGGAAAACGCATATCGCTGTCTAGCCAAAGAATATGGGTGCATTTCGTAGACAATGCTTCAGTTGCTAGTTGCTGTCGTTGACTTGCTATCTCACTGCCCATTACCATATGTAATGATGTTTTACGATCAGTCTCGCCACACTTTTTTAAGAGCATAGCGAGACTGAAAGAAAACGCGGCAGTCACGTAGTCACGCACAGGAACGCATATCGCAACTCGCGCATTCTTATCTGCACGGTATAGATAGTTTGGTATCGATACCATGTTTTAACTTATTCTGAAAGTTCTGAGCTTAGTTCTGCTTCAATTTCACGAACTTGTTCGTTCATTGTTTTAGCCATCAGTGAAGCACTCTTAACACATGCAGCGAATGCTTCATCACTTAGTGCTGCCATATAGTTCATATGTTCTGGCTG